CTTATCACCCTATCCACCTTAGAACCATTATTAGTTGGTAATATAATTGAAAAATATAATCTCTGACCCGAAACTGATGGTTGATCGTAAAAATCAAACTTAAAAAAACTTTTAGTGAATGATTGTTTTCTAGTTTTTACATCTGGATAAGTTATACCAACAACACTATAATCATTAGAATACCCATTCTCACTACCATTAGGTATTGTTAAATTGGTGAAAAACATATCATAATATATTCGTTTGTTTGGGTTTTGAGTGTTGGGTGAATATCTAGTAGTTTCGAAGTCCTGAATTGGGTTAATATTGTCTTGTATTTCAGTCCTTTCATACATTTTGATACCCTGTTCACGACCCAAAGACTCATCAAAATCGGTAGATATTGGTAAAACAATTTGTTTGTCTTCACCACTAACACGTATTCTAAATTTATTCACAGACATCTACGTTAGGTTGTGGAATTATCGAACCAGATTGTCTGTTTAATCCGTCAGACAATATTGGACTTATTAAAAGTGAAATATTCAGATACGGGTAATGGTGACCATTAACGAATGGGTAATCAATACCACTGTTATCGGATTCAAAAACACCAATATCCAAAATATTTCTCCATCTCCACGTATTCGTGAATTCAGAATATGTAGCGTAGTTAGGTACTAAAGTGTAGTTGTTATATTCTGTAATTGTTTCAGAAACTTTTTTAATTGGGTATCTGTGGTGTGGTTGATAATAATAACCCCCGTTTATTTCTTGACCACTACCATCATTCATTATGTTTTCACTGAAAGATAATTTGTGGTAAATTTCCGACACTACCCTTTCTTTTAAATCGTATGGGTTATATTCTACGAAAGCTCCCAAAAATGTGTCACCACTTTGTGGTAATACAAAAGGTGTTTGTAAGTTTGGTTCAAAATTTTGTTCATGGTAAGGATCATTACCTAAACCATCAGAAACAAAGTTCCAAGAATATCCAATACCCACAGTCAAGTTATCATTTTCACCTTTTCTTTTCCACAATCTTGGTTGGTTGGAAGATAAGACAGTTAAATAGACATCGGTCAATTCCCTACCTAGATTGTCAAAATAATTAAGTACATCAATATCCCTGTTAAAATTCCATAGGTAAGATTTTATTTGTTCTTTAACAACGGAATGACCCTGACCTAAAGGTGGTGAAAATTCGTTAGGGAAAAACCTTTCCCTTTTTGAGTACACACCAAATTCAAATCCACACCTATCTAATGTATAATCTGAAGAGTTAGTTATTAACTCATGTTCGTGAATGTAATAATTAGACAATGACTCAATGTTTTGTGGGTCAATTTGTCTCCTGAAAACACCGACATCACCACCATTGTAAGTTAAATCACCACGTAATAAGACAGTAAATACATTTTTTTCCGTACCTAAAAACTCGTCACCCAAAGAATAAACTGTAGGACTATTAGAACCGTTAACTTCAGATATTAAACCCACACCACCAAATGGTATAACATCATTCTGTAAAACAACGGTATCACCGACACTTAAACCATGATTAACTGGGCATGTAAATTTTAAACCATAAGCACCATTAATAGTGACGGGTGTCACATAAAAAGGTATCCCAGATCTAGAATTAAACGTGATACCCACATTGTTTATCTTGTTAGTGTAATAAGTTAAATTTAAATTTACACTACGTCTAACGTAAGAAATATAAATTAACCAATTATCTTTAAGACTATTCGGTTCATTAAAACCGTGTGGTGATGTTAGTTGTTCAGCACTAAAAAAATCAAAAAAATTAATAGAAGGGAAACCAAAAGCTTGTGTCTCAGAAAACGGAGTTTCCTGACTATAGAATGTATTTTTACCCAACATAATTTGGTCTACCACATTTCCAGATATTGAATTATAAACTATAGGTGTGATTTTACCATAAAACCTATAAAGTGAACTTTCATTTTTTTCAAAAAAATATTGTTCCAATAAATTAACAACTGAATTTCTATCCCCTTGAATTAACTCACGTGATGTTTTTTCCAATAAGGTTGGTAACACATAATCCTTGTCTAAAGAACCTTTGTATTTTTGTGAACCACGTAATATTTTTATGTTTTCTTGATATCCCATATTAGTCCTCTATTGGTACGTATTTGTTAACAAATATATCATAAGCTGTAGCACCTGGTATTAACCCAAAATAGAAATGATAACCACTACCCAACAATTTCGCTGCACCATTAAAATCATTAGAGTTTAAAGGTGTACTACCACCATATTGTGACCACGTTGACGAATCTTGTAATTTTATACTAGCAATACCATTAGTTTGATCCACCCAGTCTGAATCTTGTTCGTTTGGTGATAACGCTCTCCATAAATATGTGGGTACAGTTTGTGAAGAATCGGTAAAAGATTGTGTGAAACAAAATCTTAGTCTTTGACCAGATAAAGTATCATCAATTACTTCATCATTTTGTAATATTCTAGGTTTAACAAACACAAACTCACTTTGTTCACCACCAATGACAGATACCGATAATTCAGGCCAAGTATACGCGTCATTAGGTGGGGGTTGGTTAACACTGGAAGGTATGTCACCCACTGAATACTGGCCAGATGGAAAAGTGAACCAACCAGTAGGAGCGTAATCCACACCCAACTCATCCAAATTAAATGTGTTATTTTCTAAAGACTCCAAGTCATCAGAACTCAAAGAATTATATTCAATGACACCCAATTCACTAAACTGGGACAGTAATCCCGCGATTGTACCGTTTATTCTTTTTTCATCTCTAGGAAAAATGGAACCGATATTGAAAAATAGACTGGATGATTGTGAGGTAAGTAATTCATTAACTGAATCGAACATAAATTCACCCGGTGGGTTAAATGTTGTTGGTGAAAGTTGGGAACTTATTGAACAACCTTCTCGGTATGACGTTAACGAGCATATTTCATTAATATACCTACTTCTAGATCCTAATTCTATGATTGTTGTTGGGAATAGTATATCATCAATATTAGCACCATTAACAATATTTTCATTCGTGACTGACCCATCAGGATCACCAATAAAATCACCATTTAAATTTGTGGGGCAAGACCTATAGTAAAATCTATTACTACCCCTATCAAAATGTAATATTTTAGCACAAAATTTAGCTCTAAATCCAGTTTCTGAATCTTCATCTGGTTTTACTTTACCTTTAAATTGGAAATGATACAAGAACCCATTTACCCAATTATTAGAATATGAATAATTTACAACACCATCACATAAAGATCTTGCGATAACCTCACGTCTTCTCCATTGGCCAATTTGTGTTATTAAATCAAAAAAACCAAAAGTGTCTATCGTGGATATATCATCAACACCAAAAAAACCAATTATGAAATTTAAAAACCCTATAACTAAATTAATGATAGTTTGTATGATACCACTTACTAACCCAGTGTATGGTAATATATAACAACCATTTTGTAAAACATCCTCATCCTCACCACAAGTACCATTTATCTGTGGACCACTATTGGGTGTGGAACACTCCAACAAATCATCATTACCGTCATCCTCATCCTCATCACAGTTACCAATTAACGGTTGAGAATCTGACCCAGAACCAAAAACTAATGATGCCGGTTCAACATCTAAGTTATGTTGACATCTACATTTTTGACAATCTGGATATTTGGTTACTCGTAATTTTAAACACCCAAATATTTGACAACATGATGGGAAAATCGCATCAAGTCCTTGATCTAATATTGTACCAAATAAACCATCATCAAAATCACAAAAATCTAAATAATCACCAAATATGGGTATTGAATCGAATAAATTTTCAAAAATCGTACCGAGACCTAAAGGTAGTTCGGTTAACGCGTTAAATGGTATTGACGGTATACACGCGATTATTAATAACAAATTTACTATAGCTAACAAAAATTGAAGTATGGGACATATTGTACCTATAAAAATCGCGAAAGTCGTGTACAATATTTGTTCTAATCTAACAACAGTTTGTGTTAAAATAACTCTGAAAGAAGTATTCCGAACACCGTCATTAATAGGGAATGGTGTTCTGTCACAACTTTCTTCATCTGGTGGGAATATTTCTTTTATACCTATAAATGAATCCCTATTTCTGTTTTTCCAAAAATCTATAAATTGTGATACAGTATAAACTTTACCAAATTGGAACTCATAAAAATAATCTTGGGTAGTTAAAATTAACCCAGCATCTCTCGCTTGTTGTGGGTAATCAAAATAATCCACAGAAAACGCGTAAGATGATGTCTTTTCAATTCCATTGTATTGGGAACCTGGTGGGTCATTTGGTGAACTTTGTCCACTGCCACCATTATTATTATATTCACGGATGTTTGGTACTAAATATGACGCTCTATACCTCAATCTGGACTGTCCTTGACTTTCCAAAGGTGAAAATCTAAATCTATATTTACCTTTGGTTGGTACACCAATCGTTGGATCTTGAGAGATTTCTTGTTCACCAAATTCATTTGTAACCAAAAAATCGATATTCATCGGAACATTAATAAGGAACGCACCATTTTCATCTATTGTGAAACCACCATCAACGTCAAATCTTTCAAGTACTGGTACGGTTTGACCATTTTCCTCTCTAAAAAATGGTGTGAATCTAATTGATTCAATGGTTCCTTGTGTAGGTATAACATTACATAAGTTACCTTGTCTTTTACGTGGTCTACAATTTTTATTGACAGATTCTTTTTCAATGTCAGTACCTATAGATCCCATGAAAACAGACGTAGGTCTTATTTCAACACCAACCTCTCTAAGGTCAAAATCGACTCTAGTGATTGAAGCTCCACAACCAGCGTTTTCGTCACCCCAAAATGGATAAATTTCAATTTGTTTTTGAATTTGTATTATTTGTGGTAATGACTGTAACTCACTACTTGATTTGAACTTAGCTCCATCAAATTTAGAATCGGGAAATCCTTGAATTTTGAAATCTTCGGGTACCATAGAAAAACAACCCATATCGGAAAGGTCTATGTTCATGACTACCCTTTGTGAACCCAAAGGTACACCGTAAATCATGAAGTCACCACTATCATTAGTCTTAACTGTTAGTTTATAATATTTTTGATAAACATAACTAACTTCCTGATTTAATAATACATCACTTAGTTTGGGAAAACTTCCAGTTGGTACGTGTCCAGTATAACTAGGGTCTTGGGGTAATAAATTATATCTAAAACCATCTTCGCTCACCACCGATGGTGAAGTAAATGGGTATAGTGTCCTAATTATTTCATTTTGTGAGTCATTCTCGTCTAACGGAATAAAAATTGATACTTTAGCGTTTGGTAAACCAAAACCTGAATTAGCTACCACCCTACCAACTAAAACACCAAAATCAGCACAATCTCTTCGATACACATCAGTTTGATGCATATTCAAACTTAATATCTCCAACATGTCAAAATCTTGTTCGAGATTAATTGTAACTACTTGGTCTTGACCTATTTTGGTTCTTACCCTTATATTTTTAGGCATTCTTTACTTTAACAAATAAATATTTATTCTAACAAAACTAAAAATAGTTTTTTAAGGTTTTATGTAAACCTTATTAAGAATAAACAGCTTTGTTAATTTGTTTGACCCTAACCCTAATATCTTTAGATGGGAATCTAACTTGTGGTATTTCGTCTGGTTGGAATATTAAACAACCGTCAATTAATTGAATTTGATTGTCATCTGAATTCACAACATAAGGTTGTTGTGTTGGTGAATTAGAATATTGACCACCGACTTTATTAAAAATCCTGATATCAACTACGTTTGTCACACCGGGTAATGAAATAATCATAGAAACCAATTCACTAACATTAACTGTTTGGCCCATTTCAACCCCGTCTGAATTAAAAAAATTCTTTATAGTTTCAATTACATTAGTAACAACTTGACCTTGGTTTGACGATTGTTGTATTATCACGTCACAGTCTACAGCTAAATCAATAACTTTACCGTTACCCACTTCAATATAGTCGTTAATCATTCTATAATTCGATAGATATTCCGCGATGTTATTCTTCAATGTAGAAGACACATTAGATGTTAATTCACCAGTCGGTGTATACGACAATACATTGATTTTGACTTTGTTTTCAACTTCTATCACACCTACTTTAGCGGCAGCACCGAATTGGGACGGCATCAACCTAACCTTGTTAACGTAATCATTTATGGTTACAGATCTATTTTGTGATGAAAAGTTAAACGATATGTAGTTTCTAATTTCCTCCACCGACATTAAGTCATCACCACCAATAGCTGCTGTAACATTGTTAACCCTTAAACTATTTCTAACCTGTGTATTAACATTAGACACTGGACCTGACACAACAAAATCTACTAGACCTATCGATTTTATAGCTCCAGCACCAACGTTAGATGATTTACCTCCACCTACACGATATTGGATGAACAACGTAGTATTTGGTCTAACAGCGTTACCTAAAGAAACATTATTTAAATATTTAGACGGATTAATCTGGGTTCCGAATTTACTGAATGTTTCTAATAAATTTTGTGACGTATTATTCCCACCACCAAAAGTTAAGAAGAAAAAACCTTCGGGTGTAAACTCACTAATAAATCTCTTATTAGCTAAAACATATTTACCTGGTTTAACACCTGGTTGGTCGGTGGGTGCCGCGGGGTCTATTGTGAATACCTCTTGTTGTGCTAACGCGTCCACTTCAAAATACCTATTAGATGATGTCGATAAAAACTCTAAACTGGATGGTAAAGTATTATAACCCAAACCAGATTTTTCAATTACAGATGTTACACCTAAAACATTTCTATCTGGTAAGAATAATTTAAAGAACGGTCGACTATCAACATCCGTAATTTCTTTTTTAAAAACCTTTGTAACACCATTAATTACAACTTCACGTTTAGTTATGGTATAATTAACCAAAATACCGTTAGAATCAAAATTAGGTATCTTAGTTCGATTTTGAACACCATCAACAGAGTATGGTGAAGAAAAATCACAGTCGTTAGCTAACTCAAATACTTGACCATTACCTCTGACTTGAGATCCTCTACGTAAAAAACCTAAATAACGATCATCTTCTTTATCACCGAACGCTGGAACAGTGATTGAAAAATCACAAAGTGTTATTGATGGTCTATTACCAGGTATCTTTAACCCATAAGTTCTAGCGATATTATAAAGTGAAGACCTTTCTTTAGCGAATAATAACACCGTTTCCTGTAAAGACCTGTCTATTTGGTAATTTAAGTTATCGGTTATCGCCGCATTTAAATCCAAAAATACAGAATAAATAGACCCATCGTTTGAGTTTCTAATTAAATCTGGATAGTAGATTTGTGTTAACCTTAATAATTCATTTCTAACACCTAAATAATCCCTTTCAGTGTATGATATTTTTTTACCTGATTCGTTTTCCATATTATAAATTGATTACTATAAATTCACGGCTACCAAATACATCATCTTTTAAACTATAATCTATAAATATTTTCACAGTATAATCTTCAGTACCATCACCAGCGACCCTATATATTCTATCATCCAAATCCGAATCCACAACTGTACCCTCTGTCGTGTCAGTCACGTCTTCTAGTCTTTCGATTCTAATTTCATTAACATTGATATTAGGTAAATATTCGGATATAGCGGTTCTAATTTCAGAATCCATGGATTTAAACGTCGCAGAATCTAATGGTTCGAACAAATAATCGTACAATTTTGTACCAAAGTCTGGAAGAAAGTAACGACTTCCTTTTCTGGTTAATAACAGATGTATTAAATTAGCTTTTGTTTCTTCTTGTGGTGTTGTAGTAGTTTTGAGAAAATAACCGTCTGTCGTGTCTTGAAACGGGAAACTTATCCCATACCTGAATTTAGCTATTTGCATAATATTACCTTCTAAACCCTTTAACTTCTTTTCTTGTTGACATGTATTCCATAGTGTCCAAGAAATTTAATCTGTCTTGTACTTTAGTTAAAACTAATTCTAAAACTTCTTTATCGAATTCTGAATCGACCCATTTTAAAAAATCTGAAGATGTAAAATTAGGTTTATAATTATATAGTTCATCTTCACCATATTCCCTTAGAATTTTTTTTATGTATTTTTCCATACTAGTTTAAATGATAGTTGTTTAATATAAATATTAAACCCATCGAATTCGATGGGTTTAAACACTTTATTTTTTTTATCCGTCACAACTTAAACATTCTGGATCCATAGCTTTAGCAGCTATATCCCCCCTAAGTACACTTTCGGTTCTCATGTAATACAGTGTTTTAACACCCTGTTTCCAAGCTTCCATATGTACTTGATTAATCCATTTAGGTGTCGCTTCTTTTGGGAAAGCTAAATTCAACGACACAGATTGGTCGATGTATTGTTGTCT